AAATAAAAACAAACACTCTACTACTTAATACATTTTGGCCAATATCGGCAACTACATAGCAACCATGTTTGATCGGGGTACCTCGATCCGCTCTGAGTTGATTTCGTGAATATCACGTTTGGAAAGAAGAGGAGCGAGTTGCAGATAACGGCTAAAATGATTGTGGCTCTGAGAAAAAGCACCCACACACTAATTAGATGTTGCCAATAAGCACTAATTAGTCCCGTTGGTATAGAAGACTGAGGTAGGAAGTACAGGCTAACCGCTTCCGCACAAAATCCTCTTTATTGGATAATCATATACTTCTCCCGGCTGGGAGAAGTATGATAAAAAAATCTGGGTAGAGATAAGAAAGAAAGAAAATCAAAAGTTTGAACAAAGTGAAAAACTTTTACAATGCCTGTTAAGGCATTCCTAAAGTTTTGTTACATTAAGGCTATCCCTGAAGATTTCGTTCGTTCAATGTTATCATTAATAATATCCATTATTGTTGATCTTTGATCAAAACTTAAAGTCCAAGCCTCTTCTAATGTTACACCGCCTCGCATATACCAACAGATTTCGAATATTTGTTTTTCTATGGCTCTTGACTCGGATTCAAGTTCTTGAAAGTATTCAACGATTTGCGATTCGTCAGATCTCAAGAGCCGGTTTCGAAAAAATTTGATGGGTTAAATTCTATTGTGGCTTCATATTCATTACTACATTCTTTACATGTTGTATCAACTGCTCGTGTAATGCCTAATTCATTAATTACATTTAATTCATCTATAATTTCATCAGCATCCATTTTACTAATACCGCGAACCCATTCTGCTATATATTTGTTATTAGTTACTTCAATATCTTCTTCTTCGTCATCTTTTTTAGGTATAACTACTGTTGAAATCGCATTACTTAATATATCTATATTTAATTCAGCCATGGCTTGAAAACTTTTATTAAAATTTGTTAACCTTGATAAATCATCTGCATCAGAATTAATTAAAGTATTAAGTTCAGCCGTTTCTTTGAAAGCTGTTAATGCCGCTGTTTGGCTATCCTTAAACGTATATGGTTTTATATTACATGTTAAACCACTCTTTAACGTAACAGTATATGAATCTTTTAGTGGTTCAATTGACTCTAATAGTTCTTCAATATTAACTGTTATAATATTTTCGGTCTTGCATTCAGGACATATTGATTCTATTTCTAGCTCACTACCATATGTTGCATATCGTATTGCTAATAATATTACATCAATGTCATTGGCTGACAACTCATAAACATCTTGTATACCGGTACAACTTTTTATAACTGCAACTAAACTTTCTCCGTTAAGTAACGCATCTGGATTACGAAGAAACGTTTCATCCATGCTTGTTAATGGGTATATAGGTAATTCATTAGAAACTTTACTTATTGTATCAACCTTTGCAAATTTACCTTCACTAGGTAAATTAATATACAATTTAGGACTACGTAAGTATCCTTGTAAAGGATTTTTACTTTTACTTGCCATTAAATTCTCTCCAAATTTATTATATAAATAGTAGTATATAATAATCTATAATAGTATTTATATACGTAGATAATGATGATTTTAAGAGATAAAAATGGCAGACGCATCTAAAGAAATTTATACAGGAGCCGAAGGATCAGCCACTGGGCCTTATGCACATTGGGCTACAGAAAAAACCTTATTAGGCTTATGTGATACCTTAAAAAACAGTGGAGTAGATTCAAAAGATATTGATAGCCTTGTCGATATGATCGGCACTATGAGTAAAGATGGTAAAATTGATACTGCAAGCCTTAAAGCTTTACTACAAAATTTAAAACAAGGTGATGCCAAAAAGAAAGAAGGTAAAAAAGACACAGAAGAACACGCTAAAAAAGAAGGACAATTTTGGTCTAATTCAAAAAAAGAAGCAAAAAAAGCATACCAAGCAATTAAATCATCCGACTTATCAGATCAGTTAGCCAAAGGCGGTGAAATGATGATGATGCCAGTTGAATCTATAACCGAAGCATTTGTTAGAGTAGCAGGTATAGTATCTTCAGTAGGCAGTATAATGGGAAAATGGGGAAAACAAATTATTGACAACATTAAGATATTAGGAAAATGGGGTCAAGGTTTGTTAAAAGGTGCAATAGGATTTGCTGGAATGATTGGAGGTTTAGCAACTACTTTATTTGCTGGCCTTATGGGTGCTATTACAGGATTAGGAAATGCCTTTTTTCAATTATATAACACTGGTATCAATTTAGCTGCAGGATTAAACGAAAGTCAATCTGGTTTAGGTGCCTTAGCATCAGCAGCTGCTGATGCTCGATTAACTGTTGGCGAATTTGCAGAATTTGTTGGCGATAATGCACGAGTAGCAGTAGCAATAGGTGCGGCCGCAATGGGACAATTAAGTGGTTCAGTACGTATGGCATTATATCCCTTAGGTAACTTAGGACTAACAGCATCTGAAACAAATGACTACTTAGGTGATTGGTTAGAAACACAAAGATCCATAGGTGTATTGGAAACAATGTCTAGGGCACAGCAAGCCAAAGGTGCAGCTGATTATCTAGTAACATTAACAGAATTAGCACAAGTTACTGGTAAACAACGAAAACAAATTGCAGATAGCATAAAGGCTAATATGCAACAAGTAGAAGTTATGGGTATGATGTTAGGATTGCCAGATGAGATGAAAGCAAATGTTCAAAGAGTAGGACAATCACTCTCTGGAATACTCGGATCTATAGATCCAGAGTTTGCTACCGGCTTTATGGAAGCACTGGGTAAGGGCAACCTTAATATGACCGAGTGGGGACGTTCTCTGAAAAAAGCAGGTTTCCAAGCAGAGGCTAATTCATTTCAAGGTTTAATTGACCAAACTAGAAGCGGGAAAATTTCTGAGGATGATGCTAAAGCAAGAATGTTTAATATCTTGCAACAAATGAAAGAAAACAAAGGCGCTACGGCTCGAATGAATAGATTATTCCGAGTAAATGATATGACGGTAGCAGGCCATATGAAAATGCAAGCGGCACTTGAAGGCGCAAATCTACAACTTGAGCGACAAGATATTACAATGGATAAAACCATAAAGACAATCGGCTCATGGGACGAAATGCAAAGATCAGTATCTCAATCCTGGACAAACTTTATGAAAGGATTATTTAATGATGAACGATTTACTAAAACAATGGGAACAATTGCCGAATCCCTTAGAAACCTATTTGCTCCTGATAGTGCATTTACTAAAAACCTAAAAAAATTCATGGAAGGTTTTGGACCAAAACTTGTCGATGGTATGGCGGCTTTTGGTGACTGGATAGGTGACGTTGATTTTCAAGGATATATTGATAGACTGCCAGGACAAATTAAATCAATGGGAGACAAAATATATCAATTCATTGATATGATAAGAGGTCTATTCTTTAAAGAAGTAGAAACTGGAGATGAGTTTGCAGGAGCCGGTGGATCCAAAAGTACTACTTGGGTAGCTAAAACTGGTGATGAAATAATGGGAGATGTTGGTGGAGCAATTGGAAGCATGTTGATGTCTGTTTTCAAGAAACTAGGCAATATTATATTAGATTCAGCATTGAATATACTTCCTGGTTTTATGCGGCCAGATACTGCTGAAGTAAACGCATTACAAGCAGAACTAAAGGCAATTCAAAAATCGGAACCAGGTGGTAAAAATTCAGAGCTATATAAGAAAAAATTAAAAGAGCTTGAAGCGGCAGAAAAGGCACAAGACGAAGGTCGAGAATTTACAGGAACGGATGCGGCTGTAGTTGGCGGCGCGGCTGTAGTTGGCGGCTATGCGGCAAAGAAGGTCTATAATGTAGTTAAAGGAACTGCAAGTGTTGGTGCAAAAGTTGTCGGTGCCCTTACTCCTGGTGCTGGCGCAGCTACTAAAAAAGTAGCAAAAGAAGCAGCTGAAAAAGCGGCAAGAGAAGTTGCTGAAAAAGTGGCAAAGGAAGCCGCTGAAAAAGCGGCAAAAGAAACAGCAGAACGTGTAGGAAAGAAAGCTGCTCTAAAAGTAGCTACTAAAGTAGGTCAACGAGCGGCTACTATTGCGGCAACATCTGCAGTTGGTGGACCATTTGCTCCTCTTATTGCTGTAGGTGCAACAATTGCTTTTGCTGGTTATGATGCATATAGAGCAATTCAAGATACAGCAAATATAGTTGGTAAAACAGAAGGTGAAGCAGTTACTTTAGGAGACAAGATTAAAGCTGGTGCTTCAGGTGTTGTATCAGGCTTAACATTTGGTATGGTTTCTGCAAAGAAAGTGCATGATACAGTAGCTGGTTGGAAATTCTGGGATAGTGACGATGATATGCCTGCAACACCACCTGGTATAGAAACTGCTCATCTTAAAGCACTTGCAGGCGTAGATCTTAAAGCGGCCACTGCTCAATTTGAAGCATTTAATAATGTTATTGGACCTTTAGCTAAAGGAATAAATTCTCTAGCAGTAGGCCTTATCAAAACTGATCCTGATAATATGGTATTACTAGCTGAAGCATTAGAACCATTTGAAAAATTAGACGGAGCAAAATTAACAGCAGTAGGACCTGGTATGGAAGCCGTTGGAAAAGCACTTGTTAATGTTGGTTGGGGCGGTCTTATTTCTGAACTAGCAGATCCAATACACATAAAATCATTAGGTGGTGCGTTTGTTCCATGGAATGATCTTGATGGCGCAAAACTAACAGCAGTAGGACCAGGCGTAGCCGCAGTTGGTAGTGCTCTTGCCAATGTTGGTTTTGGAGGTCTTATTTCTAAACTAGCTGATCCAGCACACCTAAAATCATTAGCTGGTGCGTTTGTTCCATGGGCCGACATTGACGGCGCAAAATTAACAGCAGCTGCGCCAGGTGTAACAGCAATTAATAAATCCTTGCCTGGTATAGGACAAGTAACTGCAAAATTAACAGACCCAGTACACCTAAAAGCATTAGGTGGTGCATTTAGTTCATTTGCAGATATCGACGGCGCAAAATTATCATTAGCTGCACCTGGCATAGCAGAAATTAATAAGTCATTACCAGGTATAAGAGACGTAACTGCTAACTTAGCAGATCCAAAGCAACTAACATCATTAGCTGGATCATTTAAAGAATTTGGTTTAATCAATGGCGCGGCATTAACATTAGCTGCACCAGGCATAGCAGAAATTAATAAGTCATTACCAGGTATAAGAGATGTAACTGCCAATTTAGCAGATCCATTACATCTAACAGCATTAGCCGGATCGTTTAAAGAATTTGGTTTAATTGAAGGTGCGGCATTAACATTAGCTGCTCCAGGCATAGCCGAAATTAATAAATCATTACCTGGTATAAGAGATGTAACTGCCAATTTAGCAGATCCAAAGCAACTAACAGCATTGGCTGGATCATTCAAAGAATTTGGTTTAATCAATGGTGCGGCATTAACATTAGCTGCTCCGGGCATAGCCGAAATTAATAAATCATTACCTGGTATAAGAGATGTAACTGCTAACTTAGCAGACCCATTACAACTAACAGCATTGGCTGGATCATTTAAAGAATTTGGTTTAATTGATGGTGCAAAACTATCAGCAGCTGCACCTGGTATAGCAGAAATTAATAAGTCATTACCAGGTATAAAAGAATTAACTGCTAATTTAACAGATCCGGTACACTTAAAAGCACTAGGCGGCGCATTTAAAGAATTTGAAGTTATAGATGGTCCGAAACTAACAGCAGCTGGACCAGGCATGAAAGCAATTAACGATTCCTTACCAGGATTTGGTGCAATACTTTCTGCTTTAACAGACCCGAAACACTTAAAAGCATTAGGTGTTGGATTTGCAGAATTTGGTAAAATTGATGGCGCAAATCTAAAACTAGTTGCACCAGGCGTGGCCGCAATTGGGGAAGCACTTGAAGGCAGTCTTGGAGGTGCTTTAAAAAGTTTACTTGGAGTAGACTCACCAATTGATAAATTAGCAAGCTTAGGTGAAATTGCAAGTCCTGTTACTTTGGCAGCCGAAGCATTAGCTAAATTAAATCCTCAAATAACTACATTATTTAATGCTATAGGCAGTAAGCAATTTGTTGCTGGCGTAAGTGCAATGAATACAATGAAAAATGTGCTTGGTGGTTTAGATGATAGTGTTAACGATTGGAGTCCTGCAGAATTAAAGCAATTTGAATCAATTACAAAATCAATGGGCCAATATGCTCAAGCAGCTAATGCAAGTCCAGAAGTAGGTACTGTAGAATCCGATGTAGGTAAAAGTTTAAAAGAACTAGTTGCTAAAATGGAAACTCTAATTACATTAATGCAAGAAAGCAAGACTTCGTCAACAGAGAACATGATAAAATTAACTAGAGCCACAAAACAAGCCAACCCATTTGTCTCGTAACTAATAAGCTCTTGACAAATCGATAAATATAATAGTATAATATAATTCTAATGGATATTCTAATTCTATGAGCTGGCGAAAACACTTTACAGTATATGATCAAACAAACTATCGGGGTAAAGCAGATAATTCACTTGGAGCATCTAATAATAGATATTCCTCATGGCTACCTGAAGTATATACTGGACCCCCTAATCGTTTAGAACGATACATGCAATATGATCAAATGGATCAAGATAGCGAAATTAACGCAGCTCTTGATATTATTGCTGAATTTTGTACACAATCAGATAACACTACAGAATTACCATATGAGATACACTTTAAAAATGATGCAACAGAAACTGAAATAAAATTATTACAAAGTGCATTAAAACAATGGTGTAATGTAAATGATATGGATCGACGTACATGGCGTATAGTTCGCAGTACTATTAAATATGGTGATCAATTTTTTATTAGAGATCCTGAAAATTGGAAATTATTTTGGGTAGATCCAGCCAAAGTTGAAAAAGTTGTTGTAAATGAAGGCAGAGGCAAAAAAACAGAAGAGTATCATATAAAAGATCTAGATTTGAACTTACAATCATTGGTTGCAAGCAACATGTTTTCTGGTAGAGATTATTCAAGTAGAGCAAATCCTGCTATTCCTACTATACGAGGTGGAGATGTTTCTGGCGTAGTAGGCAGTGCAGAGGGATTTGGTTTAGGAGGATCTGGTGGTTATAGTACAGCAATTCCGGTTGCAGCTGAACATGTTATACATATAAGTTTAAGCGAAGGATTGGATAATGCTTGGCCATTTGGTACAAGCATGTTAGAACCTATATACAAAATCTTTAAGCAAAAAGAAATGCTTGAAGATGCTATTTTAATTTATCGCGTACAACGTGCTCCAGAACGCAGAGTATTCTACATTGACGTAGGTGATATGCCACGTACTAGAGCAATGGCATTTATTGAACAAGTTAAAAACGAAATACATCAAAAACGTATTCCTAATAAAACGGGTGGCGGTGCAAATATTACAGATGCCGCATACAATCCACTGTCAATGATTGAGGATTACTTCTTTGCTCAAACTGCTGAAGGTAGAGGATCAAAAGTTGAAACACTACCAGGTGGTGAGAACTTAGGACAAATTGACGACTTAAAATATTTTAACAATAAATTAATGCGTGGTTTACGTGTTCCAAGTTCCTATTTACCATCAGGCCCAGATGATGGTACTGCTGTTTATAGTGACGGAAGAGTTGGTACAGCATTTATTCAAGAATACAGATTTACAACTTACTGTCAAAGACTACAGAACCTTATAGCACCATGGTTAGATCATGAATTTAAAATGTTTTGTAAACATCGCGGTATTGAAGTTGAATCTAGTTTATTTGAATTAATATTTGTAGAACCTCAAAATTTTAGTAAGTTCCGTCAAATCGAAGTTGATGGATCACAAATGGGTATTTTTGCTCAAGCAGTACAAGTACCATTTTTAAGCAAACGATTTGCTATGAAACGCTATCTTGGTTTAACTGACGACGAAATTGTTCAAAATGAAAAAATGTTTATTGAGGAATCTGGATTAGACCATCCAATGGGTGTTGATGATCCAAGCATGATTGATGTAGGTGTTAGACCCGCAGAATTAGATAATTTAGCGCCTGACATGTCAGGTATAGACGACATGGAAAGTGAGATGCCAATGGAACCAGGGGCAGAATCACCAATTAGTGGTGCTGAGAATGCGCCAGCAAGTGACATGGCGCCTTTAACTCCACCGGCATAAATACATATATGAGAGCACGAGATTTTTTATTTGAAGGATATTACGACGTTGATCAAGATCATTATAACGTCGCATTAATTGATGATACTCGTCGCCCTCGATTTACATTAGAGCATCTTAATACTTTACGGAAAGTTAGAGAATTTCGTAATTATGAACAAATAAACCGAAAACAAATGTTAAGTAAAGTTTATTCTCCGCCAAACCCTGAAGAGGGCGGCATGCCAGCAATGTAATTAACACTGTATATATTGAAGATATATTAAGGTTAAATATATACTTGGTCGATAAACCGGCCAAAAACCTACCCTTATACCCCCCTTTTAAGTAAGACATCTTAAATATTATTACAAACTCTTTCGCGGTTTGAAGAGGAGAATTCGGATGTCAAGACAAAAACTTGAACAGGTACTTGAGTACCTTATTAATGAAGAAGAAGAAAAGGCTCGCGATTTACTACATACAGTATTCGTCGAAAAGGCCCGCGCAATACACGAAACTTTAATCGAAGATGAAGATGAGGATATTGAAGAAGCACTTGAAGACGATAAAGATGAAGATGAAGTTGATGAGTCAGCCAAATCCAAATGGGAAGATGAGATCAGACAAGATGATGATGCAATTGCAACACATCGTGATGAGATTGCCCAAGAGGAAGACTTCGGTGAAAACGAAGATGGCGAAGATGAAATTAGTGATGCCGAAGCAGAAGACGATCTAGATGATATGGAAATTGGCGGCGATGTTGATGCTGTAGAGCCAGAAGGCGATGCAGAGGAAGTAATCCCAGCAAAATTAGATGATCTAGAAGCCGCAGTAGAAGAACTCAAAGCAGAATTTGATAAGCTAATGGGTGGCGATGAAGAAGCACCCATGGATGATGAAATGGATGATGCAGAAATTGGAATGGGCGACGAGATGGATATGGTCGCACCAGAAGAAGAAGCAATCCGTTACGAATCCAAAGAAGACGATGAAGAAAACGTCGACGAAGCAAAAGATGATGATGATGATTCTGAAGAGTTGGACGAAGCTGCAAAATTGTCCGCAGTCAGTGCGGCCAAGATGGGTGACGACGGTGATGCCGGTGCGAAAAGTACAATTACTGGTGGCAACGTAAAAAGATCCGATCATGGCGTTAAGGCTGTACAATTTGCAAAAGGCGACGAAAAAGGTCGGTCAGCAGAGAAACCTGCTGAAGGCATGACAACAAATCAAGATGCTAAATTATCAGCTGCTGGTAAAGCTGAAACTGGTGATAAATCTGATAAAGGCGCAAAAAGCCTTGTAAAGGACATGAGGTAACAAATGTCAATGCAACCGTTATTTGAGCGTTTAACTTTTAATCAGGCTAAAACTGTAGTCGAATCACGGGACCGTTCAGACGGTACCGGTAAAGATCTCTTTATGAAGGGACTCTTTATTCAGGGTGGTGTTAAGAATCAAAATGAGCGTGTTTATCCCATTAAAGAGATAAGCAAGGCAGTTGATACAATTAACGAACGCTTACAAGAAGGACAAACTGTCCTTGGTGAAGCAGACCATCCTGAAGAATTGACTGTGAACTTAGACCGGGTTAGCCACATTATCGAAGACATGTGGATGGATGGTCCTAATGGTTATGGAAAGTTAAAAATCATTCCAACACCAATGGGAAACATTGTATCTACATTACTTGAGAGTGGCGCAAAGTTAGGTGTATCGAGTAGAGGTAGCGGTAACGTTAATGAAAGCGGAGAAGTATCTGATTTTGATATCGTTACAGTAGACATTGTTGCTCAACCTAGTGCGCCTGGAGCATATCCAAAAGCTATAAGAGAAAGGCTAGAGAATATGCGGGGCGGTTATCATATGTATAATTTAGCAGACGCAATGATTAATGATAAAAAAGCTCAGAAATACCTTAAAGAAGGTATTATGAAGTTTATTGAGGAATTGAACAAGAAGTAACAGGGAGAACAATATGGCCGAAGCACTTAAGGAATTACTCGAAAGCGATCTTCTTGATGAGGATACGAAGGCCAATATTCAGAAAGCATGGGATGCAAACCTAACCGAAGCACGTGATGCATTAGCAACTGAGCTAAGGGAAGAATTTGCAGACCGCTATGAAAACGACAGGAATCAACTTGTCGAAGCAATGGACAATATGCTTACTGATGCCATTCAAACGGAAATTAACGAGTTCGCAGATGATCGTAAGGGTTTAATTGAGGCTCGCGTAGCTTATAAACAGCATATGCAAAGTCACAGTGGTGCCCTTAATAGTTTTGTAATGGAAGCATTAAAAAATGAAATCATGGAACTCCGCGAAGATCGAACAAAGCAATTTGATAATTTCAATAAGCTCGAAGGTTTCGTGCTAAAGCAACTTTCTAACGAAATTGCTGAATTCAACGATGATAAAAAGTCTCTCGCTGAAGCAAAAGTTAAGTTAATTGCTGAAGGCCGTCAAAAGTTAGATGAAGCAAAGCAAAAATTCATTAAGCGTGCCGCTACAACAATCGAAAAGGTTGTTGAGAACGCACTACGTGGCGAAATGTCACAACTTAAAGAAGATATCAAAGCTGCTCGCGAAAATAACTTTGGTCGACAGATTTTCGAATCTTTTGCTACAGAGTATATGACTTCATATCTCGCAGAAGGCACAGAAATTCGTACACTCAATAAGAAAATTGAGAATCAACAAAAGAATATTACATCTCTTACAGAATCCAAAGACACAGCAGACGTTGAAGTTAAGAAACTTAACCACAAGATCAACCGTGATAAAATTATGGTTGAACTGCTTACACCTTTGGCTAAGAGTAAGCGAGGTATTATGGAAGAATTACTTGAAAGTGTTCAAACTAAGAACCTTAAAGGTAGTTTTCAAAAATATCTACCAGCCGTACTTAATGAGTCCGGCAGTAGAAAAGAAACTTCTAATGTTACACTCACTGAAAGAACCGGTGATAAGGTAACACCTAGAGAAGAAACAAAAGTAACACCAGATACACATGGTAACATTGTGCATCTGAAAAAATTAGCAGGTATTAAATAAGGAGTTATAATAATGGCTGAAAACCTAATGGAACAAAAAAACTGGGATGCCACTAAGGAAGCTCTAATGGAAGGTCTAGATGGTCAGCGTAAGCAGACCATGGACGTAATCTTAGAGAACACCAAGGGTTACCTTTCAGAAGCCGCGATTGCAGGGACTACACAAGCCGGCAATGTAGCTGCTCTTAACAAGGTAATTCTTCCAGTAATCAGACGTGTAATGCCAACTGTTATTGCAAACGAGTTAATTGGTGTACAACCAATGACTGGTCCAGTTGGTCAAATTCACACACTACGAGTTCGTTACGCAGACGCTTTTAATAGCGCAAGTGGCGTAGACACCAGTGCAGGCGAAGAGGCTCTTAGTCCCTTCAAAATTGCAGCTGGTTATTCTGGTAATGCCGCAGACGATAAAGCAAGCTATACAGCCGCTATGGAAGCAGTTGCAGGCAATCGTTTAAGCATCCAGATCATCAAGGAAGTAGTAGAAGCCAAGTCACGAAGGCTCAGCGCACGTTGGACTTTTGAGGCGGCACAAGACGCACAGGCAATGCACGGACTTGATGTAGAAGCAGAGATTTTAGCTGCTTTAGCACAAGAAATTACAACAGAAATCGATCAAGAGATTCTTGGTTCGCTACGTTCGTTAGCTGGTCAAGACGCGGTTTACAATCAAAGTGGTTCCTTTACAGGAACACCACACTTTGTTGGTGATCGACACGCAGTACTAGCAATTCAAATGAATCAACAAGCAAACCTAGTAGCAGCTCGCACACGACGTGGCGCGGCTAACTGGGCAGTTGTTTCACCAGCTGTGTTGACAGCACTACAAAGTGCTACAACTTCAGCATTTGCACGTACAACAGAAGGTACATTCGAAGCACCAACAAACGTTAAGTTTGTAGGTACATTGAACGGTACAATGCGTGTATACGTTGATACATACTACAGTGATGCAGGCACAGGCGCCGACATTCTACTGGGCTACAAAGGCTCAACAGAAACAGACGCAGCTGCATTCTACTGCCCATACATACCATTGATGAGCAGTGGTGTAGTAATGGACCCAGCGACATTCGAACCAGTCGTATCATTCCTGACACGATATGGTTACAAGGAGCTAACTAACACAGCGAACTCCTTCGGTAACGCAGGTGACTATGTCTCAGGTATTTCTGTACAGAATCTAGCTTTCCTATAATAAAGGAATTGATTCGCTTTTGAAACCCGGGTTTATCCCGGGTTTCCTAATGCGTGTTCGCTAACCATGGTTAGATAAATATAATAAAGTTATCAGTTATAGGATATTAAAATGGCGAATAGTTCTATTAAAAATTTAAATATTGATGGTAATGTTGTTATTTCTGGAAGTACAACATCAATTGATGTACAGCAATTAACTACCGATGATACAAACATTACATTAAATGATATTGCATCACCGGTTGATGCAAATGCAGATGGTGGTGGTTTTACACTTAAAGGTGCTACAGATAAAACATTTAATTGGATTGATGCAACCAATAGTTGGACATCAAGTGAGCATATAGATTTAATAACCGGTAAAGAATATTATATTAATAATACATCAGTATTAAGTGCTACTACACTTGGTAGTGGTATTGTTAACAGTAGTTTAACAGATGTTGGAACATTAACTTCTTTACAAGTAGATAATATTTTTGTAAATGGTAGTCAAATAGGCCTAAAAACAACTGATGAAGATTTAATAATTTTAACACTTAACACGGTAACTGTAGCAGGTACAGTTGCAGCTACAGCAGTTACAGGTGATGGATCGGGTATTACTGGTCTTAGTACTAGTAATATTGTAGTTCCAGCATCTCCCGGTGACTTTCTTTATAATAATGCTGGTGCATGGGGAGGTATTACTC